GGTTGATAAGCCGGCTCATTGGCCAAAAACACAAAATCGTAACTTCCTGCATCAATGGGATGACGAATAATATCACCGGAATGTGCATTATAAAATAGGTTGGTTACTTTATCACCCGTCGTTTTGTCAAATGCCAAAACACGGAGCGTATGAATGATATAATCTTCCGGAGTCCCAGAATGCACACTACCCGTATGAGGTGCCATTCCCCTAATAGATATAAATGTACCTTCCACATCGCTAGCGGTGAAAGTTTCATCCATACAAGAAGTAAAGACAGCCAGCCACAGTAAGCAGAGCCAGTTTCTATAGGTTTTATTATCTCTTTTCATCATTCATTATCCCCTTCCATCTAACATGAATACTCATCTAATTCTTATACTGCAAATATCGGGAAATAGAGTGAGGCTGTGAATTATATTCATTTCTGAAACAGACAATAATCCAACTGACTGACAACTTATTATGCAATGAGTGCAAGCGGCTGTTGCAAAATATAAAAAACAAGCTCCATCCAAATAGATTTTTGCATTGTACGCACTATCCGGATAAAAAAGTTGCGATATTTATAAGCCGCAAAACAAAATGTTCCGCTTTTACAAAACATTTTGTTCCAGAATCACACTTATTAACACAAATCAAAATGTGATTTTAAATCCGATTTAAATGTAGTTTTAATAAACATTTATTATCTTTGCACCACACATGGCGATGTGTATATCAGGATAAAGGCGGGATCAGGTAACTGAAACCGCTTTTTTACAAATGATATTTGTTAATTTCTAAGGTCATAAGTACGAGTATAAAACAGATAAACTTTATGTTATTCTATCGCTAATGGAACTTTTCCCGTGTTGTTATTTGCTTTCTTTCGATTTCGTTTTACAATTTCCATGTTCTTCAGGTTGCTCTTCTCATTAGCTAATGTCAAGTCTTTAATCAACGTTTCAGCAAAAACTTCTGAATATATCTGAGTCGTTCTAACAGAAGTATGTCCCAAAATTCGTTGTACTGTCGTAATTGGAACACCTTGATGTACCAACAGAGTAGCACAAGTATGCCGGGCTGTATGGAATATACATGGCAAAGCAAGCGACAGCGAACAGGTAAAGATTAAACGTAAACCGTTAGGAATAAGCGATATTTCAGTATTTTGCAAAGTTGAGAAAATGCAAACGGCAACGGAATATTGAGGTTGTTCAGTTACCAAACCGTTAGCCGGGCAGTTACCGAAACGGGAATAGGTAACGACAAGCGATGAAAAGAAATCCTCACCGTTTTGTTTGCACTCATACACAGTGTTTTGCGTGTCAAGGGACGCTTATATGGCAAGTAAATTTGCACTTAAAAGTATAGGCGTATGAAAGTAGAAAAATTCAAGGTGCTGCTCTACCTAAAAAAGAGCGGACTGGACAAGTCGGGCAAGGCTCCCATCATGGGACGCATCACCGTGAACCGCACGATGGCGCAGTTCGGCTGCAAGCTATCCTGTACTCCCGAACTGTGGAACCCACGTGAAAGCCGTCTGAACGGCAAGAGCAAGGAGGCGGTGGCAACCAATGCCAGGATTGAGAAACTGCTGTTGGCGGTGAACAACGCCTTCGACAGCCTTATGAGCCGTAAAGTGGATTTTGATGCCACCGATGTGAAGAATCATTTTCAAGGCTGCATGGAAACACAGATGACGCTCATGCGAATGACGGATGTTGTCTGTGATGATCTCAAAGCCCGTATCGGTATTGACCGTGCGAAAGGAACTTATCCCGGCTATCACTATATGCGTCTGACACTCGGAGAGTTCATCAAGCATCAGTACAAGGTCAAGGATTTGGCATTCGGGCAACTTACGGAACAGTTCATCCATGACTATCAGACATTCGCCATGGAAAACAAGGGATATGCGATAGATACCGTCCGCCATCATCTTGTCATTTTGAAAAAGATATGCCGTCTGGCGTATAAGGATGGCTATGCCGACAGAATCCACTTCCGGCATTTTACCTTGCCGAAGAAGACTGAAACGACACCACGGGCATTGAGCCGTGAATCGTTTGAGAGAATCCGGGATGTGGAAATACCTGCTTACCGCAAATCCCACATGTTGGCAAGGGATATGTTTCTCTTCGGGTGCTACACCGGGGTCTGTTATGCGGATGTTGTCTCGATTACCCATGAGAATCTATATACGGATGAGGACGGGGCTTTGTGGCTGAAGTATCGAAGAAAGAAAAACGAACTCCGTGCCAGCGTGAAACTGTTGCCCGAAGCGGTTGCGCTGATTGAGAAGTATCACAGCGAGGACAGGGACACACTGTTCCCTTTATTGCATTGGCCAAATCTCCGAAGACACATGAAGGCGTTGGCGACATTGGCTGGCATTAAAGACGACTTGTGCTATCATCAGGCGAGGCACAGTTTCGCCTCGTTAATCACGCTCGAAGCAGGTGTGCCGATTGAGACCATCAGCCGGATGCTGGGGCACTCCGATATTTCCACCACTCAGGTATATGCCCGTGTCAGTCCGAAAAAACTGTTCGAGGACATGGACAAGTTCATAGAAGCGACCCAAGATTTCAAACTGACCCTATAAATCCAACAACGATATGCGAAGCACATTTTCATTATTGCCATACATCAACCGCAGCAAGATTAAGGCTGACGGTACGACCGCCGTACTCTGCCGTATAACCATTGACGGCAAGCAGACCGCCATAAGTACCGGTATCTATTGCCGCCCCGAAGATTGGAACGGCAAGAAGAATGAGATAAAGACCATCAGGGAGAACAACCGCTTACGGGAATACCTGCGTCTGACGGAGGAAGCCTATGCCGAGATACTTAAATCGCAAGGCGTGGTCAGTGCCGAGATGTTGAAAAACCATATATCCTTGAATAATATTCATCCGACTACCCTTCTGCAGATGGGTGAATGGGAACGGGAGCGGTTGAAGAAGCATTCCGAAGAGATTGGTTCCACATCCTCCTATCGGGCTTCAATGTACTACCAAAAGTACCTGACGGACTTTATAGCGTCTATCGGGAGAAAAGATCTTCCTCTTGAAGAAGTGACGGAGGATTTCGGCAAGTCCTACAAAGCCCACTTGAAGAAATGCAAGAACTTCGGGGTTTCACAGACCAACCATTGTCTGTGTTGGCTGAACCGGCTGTTGTACCTTGCAGTCGACAAGGAGATTATCCGTGTAAATCCCTGCGAGGACTTGGAGTATGAGACAAAGCCGGAGGCAAGGCACAGGTACATCAGCCGCGAGGAGTTCAGGAAGATACTTTCCACACCGATGTATGACAGGCGGATGGAACTGGCAAGACGGGCTTTTATTTTTTCGACCCTGACCGGGCTGGCGTATGTGGACATCAAGCTTCTTCATCCCCATCATATCGGGACAAATGCAGAGGGCAGACGGTATATCCGCATCAACCGCAAGAAGACAAAGGTGGAGGCGTTCATCCCCTTGCATCCCATAGCGGAGCAGATATTGTCGTTGTATAACACAACTGATGATGAGAAGCCCGTGTTTCCTCTTCCCAACCGTGATGCCCTATGGTTTGAGGTTCACGAGTTGGGAGTATCCATAGGGAAAGAGGAAAATTTGACCTATCATCAAAGTCGGCACAGCTTCGGAACATTCCTGATTTCTGCGGACATTCCGATTGAGAGTATCGCTAAGATGATGGGACACTCTAATATCAGGACGACACAAGGATATGCACGGATAACCGATGATAAAATCTCCAAGGATATGGACAAACTGATGGAGCGCAGAAAGAAAATATCGGCTGGCGAAAAGAAATAAAACAGAGAATAAACATCAAATAATAAACGCATTATGAACAGAGGAATAATTACAATCAGTGAAACAGGAGCAGTTACCATACCGACTGTACCTGTATGGATGACCAAATTTGAAATAGCCGACCTGTTCGGGGTATTCTCGTGCGACATCCGAAAGGCGATACGGGTAATCTACAAGAACAAGGAGTTGAGCGAAGCCGATACAATGCGATATATCAGGCAACCCGATGGTATCAGTTATGACGTTTACAGCCTTGAAATGATTATAGCCATTGCATTCAGGATATGCAGTAAGGAAACCCATTTGTTCAGGCGGTTCGTAATAAATAAAATCTGCGCCACCAAGAAAGGAAATCCGGTCACATTGTTGGTTTCTTATGGCAATGGTGGCAACCTGTGGTATAGCTGATATTCCTCCCGTCAGCCACCTGTTCCCGATGTATGGATGCAAAGGTAGCGTGTGGCTCTGACGTCATTGGCAAGGTCGGGCTGCAGAGCCGTTTCGGGCGGAATCTTCCTCAAACGGGTTTGAGCGTATTCCACCCGAAAATCCTGCCATTGCAAACTACACGCATTTGAAACATCCTCGTGCGGAAAACAAGTAACTGAAAATTCAAAAGAAAATAAAAGACCATGATAACAAAATTTTATAATATGTCTTGTTAAATCAGTTTTTTAGGCCTTGTAGCTATAATGCTATCTAAAGGCTTGTTTTATATAATACATATTCAAAGGAATTTGCTATATTTGTAATCTAATTTAATAAGATATGTCAAAAGGAGAAAATAAAAATTGTTTTGTAATCATGCCTATTGCTGATTGTGATGGGTATGAAAAAGGACATTTTGCTCATGTCTATGACGATATTATAAAACCAGCAATAGATAAAACAGAGTTTACAGCAATAAGGGCAGATGAAGTAAAGGAAACAAACTTTATTCATTTAGATATACTAAAAAAACTTATAGATGCTCCGATAGCTGTTTGTGATTTAAGTACGCGTAATCCCAATGTATTGTTTGAACTGGGAATACGACAGGCATTTGATAAGCCTGTCGTTTTAATACAAGAAAAAGGTACTCCTAAAATATTTGATATTGCTCCCTTGAGATATCTTGAGTATTCAAAAGAGATGAAATATCATGAAGTTCTGGAAAGCCAAAAAAGTCTACAAGAAGCTATTGAAGCAACTAAAGCGGCAGAAGGAGATTCTGGAAATATAAATTCTATTGTTAAGTTAATGGCCTTGAGTTCCCCTGCTATTATACCTAATCTTGACAATTCTAATAAAGAAGTGCTTGCTTTAGATGTTATGCGTTCACAAATGAATGACCTGAAAATGATGATGGAAATGATGGTACATGAGGGGCGAAAAGGTATATCTAGGCGTAGCTCAATTGCAGCTATTGAATATGAACGAATTGTTAACAAATTAGAAAAAATTTCTTCTTTGAAAATGGATATAGAACAAGCTGATCGAGAATATACAAAGTTGATGCGTGATACAGAGGAAATCATGATGAATTGTGGAGGAGAGTTAGATCATCGGATGTTCAAATATTTAATGGATAAAATTTATCGACAAAGAGAAGAGTATTTTTCAACTCGATAAAATGTCTCTAAAATTATATTTTCCCGTCAGCCACCTGTTCCCGATGCTCGGATGCAAAGATAGCGTGTGACTTTGACGGCAGTGGCAAGGTCAGGCGGCAGAGCCGTTTCGGGCAGAATCTTCCTCAAACGGATTTGAGCGTATTCAGTCCGAAAACCTTGCCACTGCCTACCACACGCATTTTGGGCATCCGGCAACGGAAACAAGCGACTGACGGGAAATCAGAAGAAATAGAGGAACGGCTTACGGATGAAGCTAAACATTGATGCTTCATCCGCAAACCGTTCCTTTTTGTTGTACCATTGCTTCCGCAAGTATGGGCAGACGGCAAACTGCGCTCCTTCAAGAAAATCAGGGTGCTTTCAGTCGGTAGGCGGAGCGGTATCCGTCAGCCAGCATCCTTTCGATGTCGGATTCACGGTAGAGGATTTTACCGCCCAACTGAATGTAGGCAATACGCCCCTCGTTACGGTAGTCCTGAAGTGTCCGGCGGCTCACCTTCAACCGTGCCGACACCTCCTTGTCGGTGAAGAAACGTTCCCCGTTCAGTGTCGGGCGATAGTTGGCAGTCAGATGCTCTACATTGTCCAGCAGACGGTCGAGGCTGCCCATGAAGTGGATTATCCACTCGTTGTCTTTGTTAATCAGTTCATTCATACGCTTTGGATTTTAGTGGGTATTATCAGTTATGTACTATACTTGGTTTATATAGTCCTGCCTTTGAATCGTGCTTCCTTCCGTCTGTCCTCCACGATGGAGACGATACGCTGCACGTCTTCGGGACGGTAATAGGTCTTGTGGTTTATCTGTGAATAAGCCAACGTGCCGTTGTCCCTAAGCGTCTGCAACGTGCGTGGGCTGATGTTGAGCATCCGGCACACGTCCTGATTGTCCATCCACTCGCTCATCTTCTTTTCACCGTGCCGATGGCAGATGGCATCCATACGGCTGACGAAGCGGTCGAACTTGGCGACCATCGCCTCGAAGGTCTTTCTTTCGATTGATACGATTTCCATATTGTCTTTCTTTTAGTTGTTATTCCTTTTGCCGCAAAGGAATATACAATACGTTATCCGACAATGGATTTTACAGAACTGGCAGCATGTGGCACTGGTGTGGTAGAGGTTGTCCGGGGTATAGATTATCGCTATCACCTTAATTTCGGTTTTTAGAGGGGAGCCGAAACTCAAATAAGGGCTTAATTAAAAATCGCTCGTGGTTGAGCCTTTGCTCATTCGGACATTCATATCCGGAAAAACGGTGAAGTCCGCACCGCTTTAGCAACCGCCATAAAGCAAAACCACACAAAAATGCCGAGCAGAATCCAAGTGCTTGACAGACTGCACTGAAGCATCTTACTTTGCTCACGATAATCGGTCGAGGTGCTTACCAAGACCACATTCAATAACTTAATCAATTTGTTTTTTACAATGAAGAGAGAGCCAAACATCACAGAGCAGCAGGCTCGTGAAATCGTGGAAAAGATGGGACGCAGGGAATCCTACACTCCCAAGTCGATGAATGACATCTACAGACGTATCGGTCTGGAGCCGGATGAGCCGGAACAGCCCGGCAAGACCGTCACGGAGGAAACGGAGACCGCTATGGCGGATGAACCGTCAAATGAGGCGGTCGGGGAAACGGCAATGCCGCAGAAGCGTGTCAGCAGCAAGCAGCGCAGACTGTCGCTGGAGGAGTACCGCACCACTTATCTCCAAGTCCCCAAGATTGTCAACCGTAAGCCCGTGTTCGTCAGCGAGGAGGTGCGTGACGAACTTGACAGGGTTGTCCGCTTCCTCGGAGGAAAGGGCATGAGCGCATCGGGGCTGATTGAAAACCTCGTCCGTCTGCACCTCGACACCTATCGGAATGACATCGAGCTGTGGCGCAGGCTCTGACGGGATTACGGTAGAATCGGTCAGGTCGGTGAATACACTTCATCGGCTTAACCGATACCCAAAGTGATTTATTACGCTCGGAAATCAATCCGACAGGCGGAGGATTTTTGTGTCCTCAAAGACACAGCAAGATATATTTTCAGTTACCCGAATAATTCTAAGTAACTGAAAATGCCTTCACCGCCGTGGGCAGAATTATCCTCCGCAGTCGGATAATTTCGGGGTTCCTTAATCAAAGATTAAACAATGGACAAGCCATAAAATTGAAAGAATAAGAAGCATGAAAAAGAAGAGCAAGTACGGGAGAAATCCCAAGTTGAACCCGAAGACGCACTGCGTGATGGTGCGCTTCGATGATGTGGAATGGAACAGGTTCCTGACAATGTACGAGGAATCGAACGTGTACGCGAAAGCCGTCTTTCTCAAGGCGCACTTCTTCGGGCAGAAGTTCAAGGTGCTGAAGGTGGACAAGACGCTGGTGGACTACTACACCAAGCTGTCGGATTTCCATGCCCAGTTCCGTGCCATCGGCACGAACTACAATCAGGTTGTCAAGGAACTGCGCATCCACTTCTCGGAGAAGAAGGCGATGGCGTTGCTCTACAAGCTGGAGAAGTGTACCATCGACCTTGTGAAACTGAGCCGGGAGATTGTGGAACTTTCAAGGGCGTTAGAGAAGTGTTACCAATCCAAATCGGACTGATATGGCATCGGTCAAGGTCAAGTTTCGCCCATCCACCATAGGCGGCAAGGAGGGCACACTCTACTATCAGGTGATTCACAACCGTGTGGTCAGGCAGATATATACCGACTATAAACTTTTCGCTTCGGAATGGGACTGCCATTCCGAAGCGGTCATCCTGCACCGTGTTCCAAATGAACAAGAGCGGAACAATCATTTGCTTTCGATAAGTTCACGTATCAGATGGGACAAAGATAGGTTGAACAAGATTATACAAGCCTTATCCCAATCCGGCACATTTGTGGCGGATGATATAGGCATGCGTTTTCAGGATAACAGACAGGAGCAATCGTTCAATGCCTACATCTGTCAGCAGATAGCAAGGCTGAAACGCTTGGGTAAGATACGCACATCGGAAACCTATACGGCGGCATTCCGAAGTTTCAACGGTTTTATGAATGACAAGGAGGTCTTGTTTAACCAGATTAGCGCTGACTTGATTGCGGAATATGAGGCTTATCTGAAAGGCAGAGGCAACTCACCCAATACAATATCGTTCTATATGCGCGTTCTGAAAGCGGTCTATAACCGTGCGGTGGAAGACGGGCTGACAGGGCAGCGGCATCCATTCAAATCTGTTTATACAGGAGTGGAAAAAACCTTGAAGCGAGCCATATCACTTAACGATCTTAAACGCATCAAAGGGCTGGACTTGTCGTTGAAGCCCAATCTTGACTTTGCCCGTGACATGTTCCTGTTCTGTTTCTACACAAGGGGAATGTCTTTCATAGATATGGCTTATCTGAGAAAGAAGGATTTGCAGAACGGTATCCTTTCCTACCGCAGACGAAAGACGGGGCAGCAACTTTTCATCAAATGGGAAAGATGTATGCAGGAGATTGTTGACAAATACCCGATAAATGAAACGGAATATCTTTTACCTATCATCACAAAAAGGAACAAGGATTATCGGAAGCAATACACCAACGAACTGCATAGGGTGAACCATCTGTTGAAGAAAATCGGAAAACAGTTGGACTTGTCGATACCCTTGACAATGTATGTCGGGCGGCACTCATGGGCAAGTATTGCCAAAAGCCGCAATGTACCTATCTCTGTCATCAGCGAAGGTATGGGGCATGATTCAGAGAACACCACGCAGATTTATCTTGCTTCGCTGGATACTTCTGTGGTGGACAGAGCTAATAAGAAGATATTGGATTTGCTGTAAAACCGTGAATGTTTTGCGAATCAGTCCAACGCTTGCCAAGAGACGGATATTATAATGCAAAGTTACGCAAAATAATGATTCTTAGCTCATAAAACGCTGAAAATCTAACCTATTGCCAAGTTTTTGTTTTGCAAAAAATACTGTATGTTTACCGAAATTCCACTTTAAAAATTCACAAACCACTCTGTTTCAACAAAATAATTCTTAGTAACCGTCTCTTGGCAAGAGATGAATAAGGAAATAATAAAATATCTGTAATAATGAGATTATTCGACATATTGAAAAGAAACGAACTTAACGCACCAGACTTAGACAAGTTAAATGTAATGTCACATAAGACCTTATATGCGACTTTCGGTGAACCTATGAGTATGTATGATGTAATCAGGCATTACTTATATATTTAATTGTAAAGCATTGAATTTTCAACTCAAATAAGATTTCGTTATGAACTTGTCCATTTCAATTGATACATGGGTTTGCTTATGTAGCATTTTTATTGTTTTTATTTTCTGTTCCATTATTGTATTTAGATATAGAAATAGTGAGAAATTAGTGGCTAATCGCCGGATGGTGGAATTTTTTCCCTCTTTGGTTTCCACCCTTGGTGTATTGGGTACATTTTGGGGAATAACCAAAGGTTTGATGGCTTTCGACACCACAGACCTTGATCGCTCTATCCCTGATTTACTTGATGGCTTGAAAACAGCCTTCTTTACATCTTTGGCAGGTATGGTTGGTTCTATGATTCTATCTGCTTTTATTAGTAGGAAACAAGATGAAAAAGACGGAGGTGTTTCCGACATAAATCAAGCCGCTGGTGAAATAACCAAAGCGGTAAAAGCGATGAGCGATGCCAATACAGAAACGATACACTCTATTCAGAAACAACTGACAGAACAAGAGGCTGACCGCAAGGCTTTTTACCGAACAGTTGGTGAGGTAATGTCTAAGATGTCGGAAACACAAAAAACTATGACCTCCGCCATTGACTCGTTGGTTGTTTTACAACGTAGCCAAGAGAACACTCTTGCTGATATAAAGGAAGTAAACTCTTCTATGCTTGTTTCATTTGGGAACCTTGAAGAAGCCACGAATGAACAAACTGTGTCTATTAATTCTGTATTGAAATATACACAAGAAGTTAGCGAGTATACGCATCATCTTGGAGAAATCCTTGATGTAATCTCTGGTATAAGTGGTACAGAAGACGAAATTAATGAAAAGGTTGGAAAACTAAAGGAAATAATACACGGCGAGGTCATTGAGATAGAAGATAATATGACCAAAACAAATGAGTTATTAGAAAGGAAATTCAATGAATTCACCGAACTCCTCAAGAAGAGTAATACCGAAGCTCTTGTCGATGTAATGAAAAAAGTGACCGAAGAATTTCAAAAACAAATGAACGCGCTTATTAACAAACTCATTCAAGAAAATTTTGACCAGCTTAATAAATCAGTGGAGAAACTCAATCTTTGGCAACAGGAGAATAAAGAAATGATAACCTCGCTTACTCGTCAGTACAAAGATATGTCTGATAATTTCGAGGCTACTTCTTCTTCACTTACCCGCGTAAAGGATGATACGTCTATTCTTGTTAGTGAAGGTGGTAAATTACACCAGCTTGTTGATGCGCTTAACCAAGTTATTATTGAGGACAAGAGGTTCATTGAAGTCACCAAGGAACTGCATGAAACTGCCAATCTTTCCAAATCTAATATGGAATCGTTTAACGAATCTACTCAAAAACTTAACGAATGGGTACGCAAACAACGTAATTTCGTGGATGGAGTACAACTTCTCATTGCGAAACTTGAAGAACTTAACAAAATACGTGATTATGGGGAACAATTTTGGCAAGGCACAAAAGATAAAATGGAAGAAGGAGTTGGTATCATAACAAAGGGGTCACAAACACTCAATTCGCAGCTTACTTCGCTTGACCGTCAATTCTATGGTCGCCTAAGTGCTACTCTTGCCGAACTTGATAACTGTATTACTAAGATGGTAGAACAAATAGGTAAACGCAGATAGATATGGCTAAAACGAATGTATGGTTGTCAGTTTCAGACCTTATGACAGGATTGATGGTGATTTTTCTTTTTGTTGCAATCGCCTACATTAGCCGTGTACAAAAGAATCAATCCGTCCTTACTGATTATGTGGAAACCAAGAATGAGTTGCACAATAAACTTGTTAAAGAGTTTGAAGGTGACACTCTCAAATGGCAAATGACAATAGGCAAGGACCTTACTATGAAATTTAAAGAACCGACAGTTCTTTTTGCTACAGGGTCATCAGAATTGACACCTCGTTTCAAGGAAATTCTAGAAGAGTTTTTACCCCGCTATTTCAATATTCTGTTAAATGATAGTTTACGTTCTAATATCCAAGAAATTCGTATTGAGGGACATACAGATGATGTACCGATGCCAAGTCGACATCCAGACCCCTATATAGCCAATGCCATGCTTTCCCAAGATAGAGCATTGGCGGTGGTTAAATACTTTCGCTCTATGTCACAGTTTGAAATGTATTCGGATAAACAGAAACAATTACTTGAATATTGGTTTACTGCCAATGGGCTTTCTTATGGAAAAGCTCTTGATGCAGATGGAGATTTTATTATTCGTTCTGGTAAACCTATAGACCGTACTTCTTCACGACGTGTGGAGTTTCGAATAGTTACTTCCGGTGATGAAATTCTTGAGAATTTTGTAAAAGAGAATACCAAATGAGCTTCGATTTTGACATAGACGCAGAGGAAGATTGGTTCTTCAATACTGACCCGATTTGTGACTTTCCTAATTTTAAGAAAAGCCTTACTGATATGGGAATACAGATTGGAACTGCTGGTGCTTGGCGTTCAGTCGGTACAGTTGATGTACTGCCTGAAGACATCGGTGAGCGCATTCTCTTTGAAGATGGTGGAATTTTTTATATTGATGATGAAGGAGTTAAACGCCGTGGTTTTATGTATAAGGCTCGTTTCTATTTTGAATGGCAGGGACATGTCAGCCAACCTAAGTTTCACGTTTGTAAATGCACAGCTATCGAAAACTTTGGACGGGAAGCTTACCGTTTTGCCAATGCAGAACCAATAAAAGTGTATTCTCGAAATGCTCATAAAGAAGTGGAAGTTGAGGGAATGGAACTATGTGGTTACTGCAAGCGTTTGTTGATGGATGAAGAAGCAATGCGAGTGAATGATTCCACCGATTTTGTAGAAATTCTAAAAGAAGCAGGGGATGTAGAAGAACCTGCTGAGTACGATGTAGATATTTTTGGTTATGTTAAAAATTGGGAAGAAATATCTCTCAACTATCGCACCAAAAAGAGTTTTACTTGTGAACGCTGTGGAACCCATGTTGAGGACGGTTTCGACCATTTTTATATGCAAACACACCATAAGAACGGTGTGAAAACAGATAATCGAGAAGGTAATCTTGAATGCCTGTGTATCAAATGTCATTCGGAAGTGGATGATACCCATCGCCGTAATTTTTCTTCTGCTGCTCAAAAGGTTTTAATAGAAGATTATATGCGCAAGTATCATGGGAAAGAATCTGATTCGCTAATTTCTCGTCTTATGAAAGCGGTGCGTAATCGGCAAGAGCCGCCAACAATAATAGATGATGAACTGCCTTTTTGAGTATACGATTAAATTATCGTTTCTGTACTTTGTCAAAATTATAGTGATTAATGAAACCTATGAAAACTACTGGTGGCAATTGATTCTATATATTTTTTATAATTTAGCAGAGAAATAACTCACAAATACAAACTGTTAATCAAATAAATTTTGTTACCTTTGCCAATAGATAAAGCGTTCTTTTGAATTACTGCAAAACGAGGTGAAATACAGAATTTTGCTGGTTTCTAAATCGTTACCTATTAAGCTGAAATATTTTGCAAGTGCTTGAATTTTAGCGAGAAAGAAAATACGCTATGTCTTGCAAGGTGAAACGTGATATTCTTGCCGATACCGCACAGATCGCCGATTTCTTTCAGATACGAATTGAGCTTCTGATTGCTTAACACAGGCAATAAAAGACCGTTCGGCAGCTTGCCCTCGTATTTTTTCAGAATAGCCTGCGGCACTTTTAATAGCGGCACATTTACCGCCGTG